TTTTTAGCATAGCACTATCTATAAGGTCTCTTAACTTCTCAAATCCAATATCGAAAGCCTTATAATCATCAAAAAGAGTGTACCCTACGTTATCGTAAGTGCCTTTAATAATTTTCTTGTATTTTCTTTCATCAATTTGTATTGAAATCATATTGTCCTCCTATTTTATTTAAATACTTCTTTCGTAACATACAGCCTGAAAGGCGTTGCGTGAGTCATTTGAAAATCAAATAAATTACCTTGATTGAGGTTTTCTGCATGTACTTGACCTAGATTATAAAAATGTTCAATACATGTATATTCCTGCTCCCCAGTCATTTTGTAGTACGTGTCATCTAAAATATAGTAATATGTATACATGTTATTTCAACTCCTTTACTTTATACTTACACTTATTCATATTTCGTATACATCGTCCTCTCTATAGATTTCTTTTATTTCAAATGTTTTTATATCTGCACTGGAATAATACGGAGCAGCTCCGTCCCAGATACACATATCTTTTGTCACTGCACTAATTAAGTTTTTCACTACTGTATTAAAATGACCACATGTACTGCCAGTTAAAGTGAGTCTACCAGTATTAACTAAATAAATGTCGTTTGTACTAAACATATCGTAACAAATCATTAACATATTAGTTCCTCCTCGACCATTAATTCACCACCATACACTGTAGCATAAGGTGATATCCACAACATATTTGAACTTGTTTTTATATATTCTTTAAAGATATGCTTAACTTGGTACATAGTATAGTCTTTAAAAACTTCTGTACGTGCATAATAATTAACTGTCCCATCATGTAAGTTAGCTGTTACATGAGACTTATTAAAACATATATCTACACCGCATTTAAACGGCATATAATCACTGTTGATTAAAAAATAATGACTGGCATCATACTTCGCTATAAATAACATATTACCTCCTAATTTTTATATTTACCGATGTGCAGTTCTCTGATATCTTGAACTTTACCATTATAATATTTTTTGATTAAATAAATATTATCCTTTTTAGCAACTGTGAACGCAGGGAATTCACTGAAATAAATATCCGTACCATGTATATGAGCGACATTCTTAGATTTTATACAATAACAATTAGGCATCACACTAGACGGTATAATATTACCAGCGTCAAAATAAACTTCATTTACTTGATATACTCTCTCTGCAATTACTTCAGATACCCAATAATCAAACATAATATCACCACCTTTATTCGTATTTTCCAACCATATAAGTACGCACATTACATAGTTGGCTATCAAAATATTGCTTTATCTGAAATATCGACTCAGTGTCCATGACGAATGAGCTTGTTCTAATCTTTGGTACTAATTTTCCTAATTCGCATGTAATCATACACAAGCTACTACCACTTGCATATAAATCTGTATTTTCTAATACACCATAGTTTTTAACATCGGTGTATACATTCATATTTTTACAACCATATCCACCAAGTATAATATAATCGTTCAAATTATTCACCCCCTTTCAAAAACTTAGCTAAGAACTCTTCATTTATAACTTTAGGAGTGTACGTTCTACCATTATCCATAATTTCTTTGTATTTGATTGCAGCCTCAATCGCATTAATTAAATCATAACTATCTTTGTAGATATTGTATACTGGCAAGAATAACTCTTGCATATCTTTATTTCTACGTCGCTCTTTAGATACTTGTAATAAGATTTGAGAGAACATATCGCCCTGCTCTTGGTCTCCGTTATAATTATTTTCAACTAGGTGACGAATATCAGATAATGCTTTATCCATTTCGCCAACACCTTGATACCAATCCATACGAGCTGAGTAGATATAATCCATAACATTTTTAAATTCGACAATAACATTAAACATTTCTTCTTTAGTGTAAACTTTTTGCATTATGTGCTCTCCTTCAATTAAAATAAGATTTCTTGTAACTTTTCCCATAGGTCTTCTAACTCATCTACTGTTACACCAATATCGTAACCGTTACCAATTACGTCTATAAGAACATCAACACTACCTTGACAATAGATAGCGTCTTCTTTTGTATCTTGGTCTAAATCACCATGCTTTTCGTAATCTCTAATGATAAGTTTTGCTTGATTACATACCATTTCTGCTTTTGTTACTAAGTGCATATTATTACCCCCATTAATAAAAACTTTGTTAGGTTTATTAATAATTTCTTTTTTCATTTTCTTAACGTCGTCCCAACCATAACAGAAGTAATGGTCATCGATAATTGTGTATTTCTTTTTATTATCTACGAGCCATTTAAAGTAATCCCTTGGTAAACGTCGTATCTTTTCAAAGCTCATACAATATTGCTCTGCTACAGCATCAGCCACATATTCTCCGTAGATATAATATAGAACCTTATTTGTTCCTCTCTTTCTAACTGCTAATTGCTTTTTAATATCTTCAAGGCAATCATCATAATTACTATCAAATTCTTCACTTGCATATCTATCGAATAACATACTCATTATAACATTCCTCCGTCTACTATATAATCAATAACTGCTTTCTTAAAACTGTTTGTATTTAGTCTATACTCATCAATACTGCCTTGTCCATATAAGTAGAAGATAAACACGTCTTTATCTTGCCCTAACCTATGAACACGGTCTTGTGCTTGTGCTAGTAATGCAGGTGACCACGGATATTCTATAAATACTGCACATCTACTAGCAGTCAATGTCAGTCCTACTGCACTAGCTTGCAAGCTACAAATAATAATTTGAGTATCATGTAATTGGAAATTGTCTATATTAAGTTGCCTGTGTACTGGTGATTGACCACCTACAATAACACTAGCATCTGGGAATTTCATGTTTAAAGCCTTCCCAATGTCTTTATGATGTACGAACACTACCACCTTTTCATCACGTTCCAATAACTGTTCTATAAAATCTACAGAAGCATCTAATTTCTTATATAGTACCGCTCTATCATATCTTTCAATATCGTTAAAACTTCTAGGAGCTGGTTGGTTTAATTCTATAATTGGAATTGGCACGATTGTTTTAGTTGGTAACTTATTCTCTAAATCGTCCTTAGTTCGTCTAAGCCAAATTCCATTCATCGTTTGATGAAGCTCCTGTAAGTCTGAGCAACCGCTATAATCAATACCGTATTGACTATGACGTGGATTACAATACTTCTCTAAGAATTTCTCTCTACCACCTACTTTGTGAATATTATTAAGAATTTCCATTTGTGTAATTAGTTCACGTGGTCTGTTTAACATTGGTGTACCACTAATTAAAATCTTGTATGGTATTTTTCTTGACCATGCAAGTGCTAACTGAGTACGTTTACTGCTTTCCTCTTTAAACGAATGGCTTTCGTCTAATACCAGTTGCTTTATTGGTAAAGCCTGTATTTCAAATTTATACTTGTTCATACGTTCATAGTTTGTAATAATAATATCTTGCTCTAAATTATCAATCTCTAAATCTATACCAACCCACCTCGCAATCTCATTTCTCCAATTAAGTTTTAAAGCACTAGGACAAATTACTAGAATGGGGAATTGACTACGTTGTATCATAGCTTCAATTACTGTTCTGGTTTTACCCATTCCCATATCGTCGCACACAAATGCTGACGAGTTATTTAAAATAAATTCCACACCTTCTTGTTGATGTGGTAGTAAAGGTAACCTCATTTATACGCTCCTATACAATTTCTTTACTACAAATAGTTGTGGGAAATCCGTATCTTGCTTCCAAAATATGGTATCTCCATAACTGCGAAATAAATCGCACTTGCCTACATTCATACCGTCCAAACCAATACGTTGACTTAAAATTTTAAAAGATTTGTATTCATTACGCCAATGCAAATGCCAAATTATAATTTTATTGTCAAGGTCTTGTTTATCGTATAAATCACGGTCTATCATTAATATTTCTCCTTTAGTAAAAATAAATTAGGATAATCTGTGTCTGTCTTCCAGAATGTATTATTAAAATGTGGACTATACAGTCCATCTTTATAAACGTCCATTTCTGCTTCGCCAATATTTAGTGACATTACCATGAAAGATATTGGCATGCTAGTTGGGTTGTTAAACCATATCAAAATCTTACCTTGTAAATCTTGTTTGTCATATAATCCAATGCGTATCATTATTAGAACTCCCTTTTTACTATATCAAGTTCAATCGTATTCATGCATATACCGCCTTTACGATATAACAGCGTTCATAATCGTCTTTACCTTTTATAAAGCTAGTACCATAAGCACCTTGAAATAAATCACCGTTTTCAGTACTTAGAAAAGTTTCTCCTTTACGTTCATCAACAACTAGAAAACTGAAAAAGCCATTGAACCTAGACTGCCATATCACATTTTTCATAAATAAATCGTGACTATCAAATAATTCTATCCCACTCATATAAACCTCCAAAAGAGAAGGGGGTTATTTACCCCCTGTATAGTCCTTATCTCCTGCATAAATAGTTTGAGCATCGTTGATTTTCTTACCAACTATAGCGGTTGGATAATCAACCCAGAATACAATACTGTAATCTTTAATCATGTAATCATAAATTGATACGTAGTATTGATAAGCCAAGTCATACATATCGTCAATCAACTGCTCCATACAATCATCACTCATCTTACCTACAAATACTTCTACTGGGTAATATTTTTTAGCTTCCCCATCATCTGTGATTGTGTCCACAACCCCTTTAACACATTCTGGGTATTCTCTTTGTAGTAATTCTTCGTAGGTTTTAACAGCTTGCTGAGTGTTGTAGTACCCAGTATAATCTTCGGCATATTCATCGCTATACCAAACATCATCATAACCATAAGTGCTATAATCAGTATACTTACCTGTATAGTAACTTTTATAGCTTTTATAGCTAGTATTGGAATACCAAGCACCACTTTCCTTACTTTCAGTAAACTCGCCTAACATAGCTACAGAGCCATTGTTACCAACAAACACAAGTTTATTACCACGTGTATGTTCAGCGAGTAACTCCTGTACTTGCTTATTCCAGATTGCTTTACCTAATGGGAAAGCCATTTCCTTGATAAACTGCATAGTATCACTATGCTTGGATTTCATACCTAGTTTAGGTGTGTATTCTGAGAGAATACCGTTGTGCACCATACCAACATCAGTGAATGTGTTGGCTTTACCCATTGTTTTGTAATCATCACTTACTGCAAATGGGTGACAAGTTGAAGGTGCAATAGCACCGCTTGTAGCAATCCTGAAATGGAACACACGATGTACATCTTCTGGAATTTCATTAGCGGCTTGCCAGAAGTCTTCGAAAGTAAAGAACCCTTTTCTAATACGGGTTTTCCCCTTTTCTTTATCCCAGTACATTAGACCTGCACCGTCGTTATTATAATCAAAACAATTACGAAGTTCTTCTTCGTGTAACTTTAAACCTGCTTCATATACTGCAATAACGCACATAATATTTCTCCTTTATAATTAATAACTAAAATTTATTTAAATTGGAAAGCAAGGCTTATTTACCTTGCTGTCCTAATCTGTGTAATAATTCGTCGTAGCCACGTTCTTCGCCTAGTTTACGAACATTCGCCCAGGTGAAGTCTTCCCATTGACCGTTAGCTAAATCAGTCAATACATCGGTCATTTGGATAAAACTGCGTAAAGTTCGTGCGTCGTAAGTGGTGTTCCACAAACGAATTTCAATAGTAGCGGCATTTTGAACATTCACAGCAGAGTATCTTTCACCACGAGCCTCATTATAGCAACCTTCAAATGTAGAACAATCATAAACATCAGTTGCTTGAGCCCATTGTTCTGCTTGACTAGAAGGGCGGTTAGCGAAAAGTACTAAGTCGTCATAGTTTTCAGCGAAGAAACGAATTAACTTACCAATATGGGAACGAGATTTGAAATGGTTACGAGATACGTGAATATGAATACCAGCTCCATAAGTTTCGTCATACCCATTCTCTTCTAATTGCTCTGTAATCTTGTCCCAGTCAATGCTTTTTAGCATAAATTCTGGTGTACATGGATGAGTTACTGCCTCAAATCCATGGTCTAAAGAGCCATCAGACTTACAATACCAGTGGGATTGACCACCAAAGATTTTTTTAGCTTTATGGTCATTATAGCCACCACCCTCTACTTCGTACTCTAAGCCCAAGTACTTTTCGCTATCGCCACCAAAGAACTGAGCATCTGGTTTGTAAGAATAGCAGTGGATAAAGTCACAGTTACCATTTACGTAGTAACCTTCGTCATCTGTGTATTCTTCTGCACAGTAATTACATAACCAGTAGCCATTTTCAGCGTGGTACATATCGTCCGTTACGAACAATTCGCCACACTCTTGACAGCGTGTAAATTGTTCATTGATAGAGTCATAAGAGACAAAGCTATCTACGGACTCTACATACTCGCCGTCGCTCTCGTCTAAATACATATCGTCGTAATCGCTCCAACGATAATTATCTAAACAATCTTCACATACGTCCTTATCGTAGTTCTCTAAATAATTGCGTTCTTCCACACTATGGATTACATCGCAATCATCGCAGATAAAATATTCGTCTGTCAAGCCGTTTTTAATATCTCTACGAGTGATAATTTCACCATCATCAGTTTCGATATAGTGGTCACTCTCTTTAACAACTACATCTTCAGATAAGCTAGAGAAAACTACTTCGTCACGATTTAACAATACTTTTTCGTTGGCATAATCGCACATTACACCATCTTCAACTACACGACCAGTTACTAAAGATAATGGTCTGGATAATTCGGACCATAAATTTTTCGTTCCTGCTTCATATCTATTAGGGGAGTTTGGAATAGTAATGATGCGACCATATTTGCCAACGTAAACAAGTGCACCATTGACATTGTAATACTTTTCCGTCTCAACAAAGCCATTTGCTTTGGTTTTGTAGACTACGGTATTAAACCCAGTATCTACAGTCGTTTCTTCGTGGCTTAAACGCTCATACCAGTTACTAAAATAGAGCACCCCTTGAGGGATTGTTACCTCGTTTTTCACATAAGGTTCTGGCAATTCCTCTACTGGGATATGCTTGATGTCTGCACTATTATTTACGTTTCTAAGGAAGTAAAAATCTTTCATAGAAGCCATGTTAGTAGCAAGGGCTTCAAGTTCCATTAATTTTCCGTCGATTACATACAATTTTTCCATGATATATTCTCCTTTATTATAAAATTAAAAACATGGAATTGAAATATATTATCTGATACCGTTACGGTTATCAATATACAACGTAAACACTCTACCGTGGTAAACTAAGTCTCTCACATGGAAGTCCCGCCAAGTATATTTGTGACCGTTATCCATGAAGTCCCATATCGTACAATAAATCACTTGGTCTTTATTATACTCAGAGAACTCTTTTACCACAGCCTTAGAGGTTTGCTGTTTACTATCCTCTTTCTGTTCATAATTACAGGAGAAAGAGATAGAACCAAATGTACCGCTAAACCCAGTTACTGGGAATACTTTCCCAGTACTCAACTCAATAATTTGCCATACTGAGTTCATAGGATTTGCATTACATAATTTAATAATATCACTGATATCGTATTTCATATAAAACTCCTATATCTCACTACGACCTTTTAAGGCTTCCTCAGCCTCTACTTGTGCAATCATACCCAAATACCAGTCTTTACACCGATATTTATTCTCAATATCTCTCCAACGCTCTTTATATGCTTTGGAGGAGTAATCTCCATTAATTATTTTAGTAAATTCCTCTGGCAAAAAATCGGTAGAGGAGCCAGAATATGCTTCTAAATTTAATACAGCCCATGTAAATAACCCAATTCGTTCCACCAACTCTGGCATTAAGTCGTTTGGCAGTAACGCCTTA